ACAGCCTACGACAAGACAAGAAGCTAAGGCACATACCTTTGCACCTCTCTACGGTGCTACAGGGTATGGTAGAACAAAAGCTGAAGCTGAATACTACGAGCAGTTTACCAAGAAGTATGATGGTATAGCCAAGTGGCATGACAATCTTGCACAAGAAGCTATAAATACTTTGAGGATAAAAACACCTTCTGGCAGAGAGTTTTCTTTTCCAGAGGTTGAAAGAAAGGGCAATGGTAAAGTTACGTATGGGACACAGATCAAAAACTATCCCGTACAGAGTTTTGCTACTGCCGACATCGTTCCTTTGGTTCTAATACGAATAGAAGAAGCCTTGCAAAATATGCAAAGCTGTATTGTAAATTCTGTGCATGACTCTATCGTTATAGACATTCACCCAGATGAACAAGACCAAGTTTTAAAGGTGATGAAAGAAATAAACAAGAACTTAAAAAATATAGTTGACAATCACTTCAATATAGATTTTAATGTACCCTTGTTACTAGAATCAAAAATAGGAAATAATTGGCTTGACACTAAAGATGTCTTGTGATATAACTATAGTTCTTTAAGTAAGATAGGAGATAAATATATGAGTGCAAACATTACAACAATAGATACAGACAACTATGCAGTTATGGCGAAAGCTATGGGTATGGCATCTGAAAGTGATACAAAGAAGAAGTCCAGTACACTGGCTCGACTACGTATCAATCATTCACCCTTGATGGGACAATCTGAGATCAATGGCAAGTCTGTCAATGTCGAAGTTGTAGAGGGTGGAACATACAAACTTGAAGTCCCAGATGGTGAAACATTTTATTCCACCACAGCGAGTGTTCGTCCGTTTATGCAGAGGTATATGTATAAGCGATTTGTTATGGGTTCTGGTGATACACCAAACAAATACATTAAGACAGTTATGAATGACAATCTTAATGTTGACCTCAAGGACAATGACGGTGGCTTCAACTGTGGTAAACCTGCAGGGTTCATTCAAGACTTCAAGGCTCTTGACCAGTCTACACAGGATCTTATCAAGCAGATCAAAAGAGTGCGTGTTATCTTTGGTACTATTGATATGAAAGATGCTGTAGATTCAAATGGTGTATCTGCTGAGTTAGGAACTACACCTTTCATATGGGAAGTAGAAAACAGAGATGCTTTCAAAACGCTTGGTAACTGTTTTATAAAGTTATCTAAGATGAAAAGGCTACCACCACAGCACACTTTTGAAGTGGCTACGGAGCAAAGAAAGTTACCTAATGGTAATAGTTTCTATCTTCCATCTGTTGCTGTAAACTTGACAGATATAATAAAGCTGTCTGACGAAGATCAGCAAACATTTGCAGACTTTATGCAGTGGGTTGATAACTACAATGATTACATCATAGGTGCTTGGGACGAGAACTCTCGTAAAAAAGAGGACATGGATGTTGATGTTGTTGACGAGATTATAGAAACAGAGGAGATACCATTCGAATGAACCATCCCTCTGAAATGGCTTTGCATCAATACTTGGAAGATGCTATCAATGGAAAGACCTCTATGTCTGCTAGTACCATAGCAGGTATTAAAAAAGACATAGGGGAAGCATTGAAACGCCAGTTCGGTAAAAAGACTAAGCGTAGAAAGTTTAATCTTAGAATGTCTAATATAGGTAGACCGTCCTGTCAACTATGGTTTGAAAAAAATAAACCAGAAAAGTCAGACCCTCTACCTACTACATTCGTGATGAATATGATGTTGGGTGATATTGTTGAAGCTGTATTTAAGGGTTTAATGAGAGAAGCAAAGATTGACTTTCAAAACTCTGAAAAGGTGCATCTAAACGTAGCAGGTAAAAAAGTAAGTGGTACATATGACCTTGTATTAAATGATGCAGTTGATGATATAAAGTCTGCTTCAGATTGGTCTTACAGAAATAAGTTTGAGTCTTTTGAAACTGTTTCTGCCGATGATGCTTTTGGATATGTGGGACAACTCGCAGGTTATGCAAAGGCTATGGGCAAAAAAGCAGGGGGATGGTGGGTAGTAAATAAAGCTAACGGTAGTTTTAAATATATACCTGCCAGTGATTTAGACGTTGACAAAGAAGTTGCAAAGCTTGAAGAAAACGTCAAAACTGTAACACTAAATAAATTTAAAAGGTGTTATGAACCAGAAGAAGAAACATTTAGAGGTAAGCCTACAGGCAATAGAATACTTGGTAAAACGTGTTCTTTTTGTAGATACAAACACTCTTGTTGGGAAAACTTACAAGAGTTACCATCTTTGTTGTCTAAAGCTAAAGAGCCTAAAATTGTTTCGTATGTTAGTATCGGAAAGGAGCAAATAGCATGAATGATAAATCAAATCCTACACTAGAGGAAATGGCTAGTGAAATATCTGAAATGGAAAAGCAGCTTTTGGAAATGAAAAAAGCTTATCGTGAAAAAAAGTATGAGGGCTTGAAGATAGCTATGGATGCCAGAAAGTCGGCAGACGAAGCTGTCAGTGAAGAGTTAAAAGCTCTTGGTATGAAGACTTTTCCGTTTAACAGGTCTACATCTATTTGGTGGTAGGTGTTTAAGTCTGCTAAATACAATCTAGCACGTAGGCTAGGTTTTCGTAGTGGTCTTGAAGTAAAGATCGCAGAGGAGTTGAAAGAACTCTCCATTCCGTTTATATACGAAGGTATGAAAATAGAATGGGAAGACCTAGCTTATCGTATGTATACACCAGACTTTGTATTGCCAAACGGTATTATAATAGAAACTAAAGGCAGATTTACTGTAGCTGATAGACGGAAACATCTTTTAATAAAGAAACAACATCCTAAATTAGACATTAGATTTGTTTTTGAAAACGAAAACAATAAACTGAGAAAAGGATCAAAGACCTCTTATGGTAAATGGTGTGAGAAGAATGACTTTCTTTACTGCACTAGAGTCATACCACAAGCATGGCTAAAGAAAAGAGGTAAGAAAACATATCCCACTCTCATACAATTTAGGAATAAAAAAATATGACCAGAGAACCACTGAACTTTTTAGGATACAGAGATGAAGAGATTAGTATTCGTATATCGCCAGAACTTGACAATAATAAATGGACAGGTAACTTGCATCTAACCATAGATGCTTTTGATAGTAGTCCCTTAGATGATGTCGATTATTTTTCTCTTATGAATTTTGTAAGAATGATAATGGCAACACCTGTTTTGATTGAAGAAGATGAAAGTGCAAGAGATAAACTTTGGGCAATAGCACAAAAAGATATTGACCAAAAGAAAAAAAATGGTAAGATACTTGGAAGAGAAGGTAATATTATAAAACTTAATTTTAACAACGAAACAGATGGGAGTGCATAATATGGCAAAATGGGAAATAGATTGTAAGGATAAAGATATGGTAAATAATCCACCTCATTATAACAAGTACGGTGTAGAATGTATTGAAGCTATTCAATCAGCTACAGGTGAAGGATATGAATATTATCTACAAGGTAATATAATTAAGTATCTTTGGAGATACCGATACAAGAATGGTGTGCAGGATTTAGAGAAAGCACAGTGGTATCTAAATAAATTAATAGAAGTAAAAAAGGGTGACAAAGCATCACCAGATTTATTTTCTAGTTTTGGTATAGAGTTGAGTGATGGTTGTTAAAATATTTCTTACATTAGATTTGGATGAAGAAGATTATCCTATACCTGCTGATGGTGATCCCACTGAGGAGATACAAGAAGCTGTAGAAGAGTTTATTCACGACATTGATGGACTTAAAATAAAAAATATTAAAATTATGATGGAGAACTAATTATGGAAGATTATCAAAAGTTTATTGCAGTTTCTAGATACGCTAGATGGATAGAAGAAAAAGGACGCAGAGAAACATGGGATGAAACTGTGCAAAGATATGTGGACTATATTACTGAGAAAGTAAAAGGTCATCTACCTAAGAAGCAAATATTTGATGCCATAAAAAAACTAGAAGTCATGCCCTCTATGAGAGCCTTGATGACAGCAGGACCTGCTCTCGAAAGAGACAATACAGCAGGGTACAACTGTAGCTATCTTCCTGTAGATGACCCAAAAGCTTTTGATGAAGCTATGTATATTCTTTTGTGTGGCACTGGTGTAGGCTTTTCTGTTGAACGTCAATATGTATCACAGTTGCCAGAGATACCACAAAGCCTAGAACATGTAGATACTGTAATAAAAGTGCAAGACAGCAAAGAAGGATGGGCAAGAGCTTTACGTAAGCTCATAGGTCATTTGTATATGGGCGAAGTTCCTGTGTGGGACATGTCAAATGTAAGACCTGCAGGTGCTAGGTTAAAAGTGTTTGGTGGCAGAGCCAGTGGTCCTGCTCCACTTGTAGATTTATTTAACTTTACTGTTGCCCTGTTTCGACAGAACGTAGGCAAGAAACTATCTAGTTACGATTGTCACAATCTTATGTGCAAGGTTGGAGAAGTTGTAGTCTCTGGTGGTGTTAGACGTTCTGCCATGATTAGTCTGTCTAACCTCTCAGACCAACGTATGAGACATGCTAAGTCTGGTAAATGGTGGGAGACAGCACCACAGATGGCTCTATCAAACAACTCTGTTGTCTATACAGATAAACCAGATGGTGAGACATTCTTACGTGAGTGGACATCTCTCGTGGAATCAAAGTCTGGTGAACGTGGCATATTTAATAGACTATCTGCAAAAGAACAAGCATCAAAGTATGGTAGAAGAGATGCTAACCATGACTTTGGCTGTAATCCTTGCAGTGAAATAATATTACGTCCTTATCAATTTTGCAATCTGACCGAAGTAGTCATTCGTGAAAAAGATAGGTATGACGATTTGAAGAGAAAGGTTATGCTTGCTACCATACTTGGCACAGCACAAGCTACACTTACAAAGTTTCCTTATCTACGTAAAATATGGAATAAGAATACGGAAGAAGAGAGATTGTTAGGTGTCAGTTTAACAGGTATCATGGATAACCCACTAACTAATGGAAAGAAACATGGACTTGAAAAAACACTCAAACAACTCAGAGAAGTTGCCGTTGAAACAAACAAAGAATGGTCGGCAATCTTTGGTATCCCCCAAAGCACAGCTATCACCTGCATCAAACCCAGTGGGACAGTATCACAGCTTGTGGACTCAAGCAGTGGTATCCACCCTCGTCATAGCGACTATTATATTCGCACTGTTAGGGGGGATAATAAAGATCCTCTTACTAACTTCATGGTAGATAGTGGCATACCAAATGAAGCAGACTTTATGAAGCCAGATACACAAACAGTGTTTAGCTTTCCTATGAAGTCACCTAAGAACTCTGTGGTGAGAAATGACATGACAGCAATAGAACAGCTAGAGATGTGGCTTCTCTATCAGCGACATTGGTGTGAGCATAAGCCCTCTGTAACGGTTTCTGTTCGTGATGAAGAGTGGATGGAAGTGGGTGCGTTTGTATTCAAACATTTTGACGAAATGTCTGGTGTGTCTTTTTTACCACACTCCGATCATACTTATCAACAAGCACCATATCAAGATTGCACAGAAGCTGTATACAATGATTTTAGCAGTAAGTTCGGACATATTGATTGGGATAAATTCCAGAGTTATGAAAAAGAGGACAATACACATTCCTCACAAACACTCGCTTGTTCTGGTGACAGTTGCGAGATAGTGGATATAGGTGCATGACATGAATATTATAGTGATCTATGCAACTATATTTATTAATGGCGTAGTTGGTATTGTTGAGTATAAAGGTGAACTTTTTAGAAACAATGAAGATTGTATCACATATCTACAGGAATATAATGACCACATTAATACAACATTGCAAGAGCATATAAACAAGAAAGATAGAGGTGCTACCGTTCTTTATATTGGTTGCTCTAAAAGAGATAAATTTACACAAGAAGGAGATTTGACATGAAGTTCTTATCAAGAAAAGAACGTGGTCTTGGTAGGCATGATGCACCACTAAAAATACAGTGGATGAAAGGCTACGATGCTTTTGCATATGGAAAGCTAAAAAACCCTTATAGCTCTGACACCATGATGTATAGAGAATGGGAACGTGGGTATATAGCAGCCTACTATGATAACTTAGATAGAGGAATACATGAGGTTAGAAGAAGAAGCAAAGGATTTTATGGACAGAAGAAACAGAGATCCGAAGACAATGTTCGAGGTTCTCACAGAGATGACGTACAGGCTAAGAGAGTGCGAGAAAAGTCTGAAGGAGATAAAAGAGGTGATACGTAAGATTAGTCTAAAGTAATTTGTGCTTTTTCAAATTGTTTCTTAATATCATTTAATAGCATGTAATCATATTCGTCATTTTTAGGCACACCAAACTCTTTATGATATGCTCTATAAGCTAGGTCTTTGAATAAGTCTCTTCTACCCTTGTCAAAGTTAAATCTTCCTATTATGTCAGCACCCTCTTTATCATTTTGTAAGTCCTCCATAATAGTTCTTCTCATGGGTTTGTATTGCTCTTCTATTAAGTGTTCTATTATTAATTTTTGTTTTGTAGACTTAGAATAGTATCTTTTTGTTCCGTCACCTAAATCTATTTCACTACCTTTTATATTGTTATATTCTTCAGATTTTATAAATTGATTTAAAGGACCTGCTGCATATGCTTCAGATATAAGATTTTGTAATTTATTGTATCTTGCGTCTTTAGTCTTTTTATTAAATTTAGTAGGTGGTATTCTTAATCTAGTGAACTCTTCTTCAACCTCTGTTGCTCTCTGTCTTATCATAAGACCTAAGAACTGTCTTGTAACAGATGCAGGTCTTGTTATTGGATCTGTAGCTCTAAAAGCTGTTGTAAGTGGCTGTGGTTTTTCATATATACCGAATGTTCTTCCTGCCCAAGTATCAGTGTCAAATACTTTTTCAAACTGAGAATACAAAACATCATTCCCCGGTAGTCTTTTAAATGATTTATTTAAGAACACACTTATAGCATTAGGTCCTTCCATATCTTTTAGTATTCTAGCATCTGCGTCTGCAAAGTAAGAGTTGTAAAAATCTTGTGGCACTGTTGCAGGTATCGTATAAGTTTCTATAAAGTTAGATGCAAAATTGGCTAATGTCATCGCTAGTTTATCTGTATCACCTCTTTCTAAGTCCCCCAATGCTGTTTCAAGAGAATATAAACCAAATCCTGTTTTAAACATTTGCATACCTGTAACAGTCTGTAATGTGTCTCTCACTAATGCAGCATTTGTTTCAGCAGTGATTGGATCTCCCTTTAACTTTCTAGCTACAAGATCACCAAAATAAAGATAGGGTGCTAACGGAAAAAATGGTCGCAT